TTATTTTGATTGAAAGAAAACCGGCGGTCCATCTATTGATTCAAAAGCCACCATAAAATCTTCATTAATTTTCACTTGATTTACAATATACCCTTCCTCAGTGCCGCCATTGTACATTTCAGCACCAAGTTCATCTGGTATAACTGTCGATATCGATTCGTAAGTTCCTCCATCCTGATCTACAAAACTAAAGTCAGCACTTGAAAACCAATATGGGTAATCTTCTGTCTCAGATTCAGATAATTCTCCTTTAATTTTTAGTAATGCATACTCAAAACCTTCCTTCGGTTCCTCATTGAATTGGTTTTCTTCTTTTATGATGTTCCATGCTTCCTTTCCTCTTAGTACTTCCGTAATACTTATATCGAGTGAAGCTTTGTAGTCTTCTTCATCCCCAAAAATAACCTCGTTAGTAGTGACACTTTCACCTAATGGTACAGGATTAGATCGAACTCCTATTTCTGAAGGTTCTTCTGTTTTTTGGCTCTTTTCTTTTGATTGATCAGATTGTTCCTCTTTTCCATCCCCATTTACCTGAGCCGCTCCCGCGTCTTCTTCTGACGCATCTTCAACTGTATTAGAAGATGAAGAACCCCCACACGCAGCTAAAGAAACAGACATAACTAAAATCAAAGCAAAAAATAAGTGTTTTTTCAAATTAACCCCTCCTAAATGTACTATCTTTCATATGGATAAGTATACCTAAGGTTTCAAATTTATGTAAGAGGTAAACCCTCAATTAGAGGTACCCCCTACACATACACCTCCCCCTTAATTCCGTATTCCCTCATCCATTCCTCTAACTTCTGTTTGCGGTTTTCTGATACGGTGTACCAGATGACAGTGGGATGGTGTCCGTAATCCCTAAATATGTCCTTTTTGAATATGGCATACTTTTTCAACTTCTCTCGGTTGTTCTTCATCGTTTGTTTATTATCCACCTCGACAAAATGCCATTCCCCATTACGACTATACATGGCGTCCACGACTATCCGATCCTGTTGCTTGTTATATAGAAGCTCCTTTTCTGTTCTCCAATCAATCGGCATACCTAATTTAATGTACAATTCATTCCTCATTAACGTGTGATCCACTAGCCTATCTGATGCCCCCGTTTTTAAGTCCTTAGAGCTTCCTATGAGCTCTTTTCCATGATGGGTAAGGGAATACACCTTAAACTCCCTTCTAAAGCTCTGAATGGACTTCTCGTTCTCCATACGCTTTAATATTCTCGCTGCGTTCCTGTCACTCCCTAATTTCTCTATGACTTGGATTTGTTTTCTAGTCGCGAATCCTAAGTTATTCAAGGTCGTCAAGATTTGTTCTTCTCTCAGATACCTCTTCTCGCTCTGCAACACTGAGTTCCCATCCTTTCAGTCTTTCTTCCATATCTTCATCCTCCAACATTGGCACTTGTACGGTTACACGGTCATGTGTTTTATATATGGCTCTACCTGGACATTCCAATTCTTCCGCTCCATATTCGTCAATAGCCACCTCTGAAGCGTATCCAGTAGGTAAACGGAAACTAATCTTTGCGTCACTGTTCATCTTGATATGCTTAGGAAGACTGTCGGCCGTGGGGTATTGTGTGGCGAATATATTGCGGTATCCAAGCGCTCCGGCTACACGGCAGATTTCCTCCAACATTTCTGTGCAATAGCTGAATGTTTTCTTCTGTTTGTCGGTATGGCTCTTTTTGGGTGCAAGCGACCCACCTTCATCCGTGATAATAAACGTGCGCTTTCTTATAGGAGTCTTGGTGATGTTGTTCAACTTATTTTCAAGAAAGTAACTCATCTGTTCTTGAATCTCCTCCCATACCATTTTCAACATGACTTTCGCATCGTCTGCATTACCTGCAATCATGCGTACCTGTTTCAAATCACGATAAGGGTTAAATTCGAGTCGGCCTTTAAAATCTAAAATGTAGAACTCCACATCATCAGGGTTGCGTTCAATCAGATATGTCATGATATTTTTCAACATGACCGTTTTTCCAAATCGGGTTGTGCCAGCTATGGTCATATGAGGGGTTTTGTCAAAGTCATGCCATTCCATCCCGTCCAAAGACTTTCCTATTGGCACGATCCACTTGCCTTCATCTTGTTCTGGGATGTCCTCGTAATCCCATCTAGGCATATTTCCAATGTGGTATACCCTAACCTCCATATCACGCTTACCTGATACGTGAACAGGCTTAGAGAGGGAATGACCGATGATATGTTCTAACTTCTCATTATTCATCAGTCCGAGGGGTTTCCTGTAAATATAAGAGGTGTAATGATCCTGTTTATCTGTGTTAATCAAGATAGGGTATTGATCCTTCATGCCGAATCCGATATTTCTAAAGATGGTGTCCAGTTTCTTGCGGTCACTTTCCTGCGCCTTTGGAATAAACGCAGCTAAAGCGATTGTGAGAGGGATATATTCAATCATCAGTCCCACCGCACATGTACATACTCGGGTTTACCGTTTCTCATGGCCCCACTACCTCTACAATTTTGGCACGTTTCTTCTTGTTCAGTGACTTTACCGCTACGGATGATAACCACCTGTTCTTTCCCTTTACCGCTACATACCTCACAAGACCAGCTAACCATCACATAAACCCTCCTAACTGTTTCACGAACATTACCCCCATAACCGCCATAACACCGCCTACGCACACCTTTATAGCCGTATGATTAAGGGTTACCTCCCCTTTGGCTTCTAGCCAGTAAAGGGAGGTTAAAACCACGCCTGTGCCACCTAATGAAATGAGTATCTTAGTCATCGTTTACTCCTGAAATGCTTGCGTCTAACTTTTTCATATCCGGCATAGTAGCCCGTTTCCTCATCGTATTTGTCGTGTACGTCATATCGAACCATGTGATTATATACGTCATTTCGTTGCCAATCCTCTTTCGCTGAATCATGTAATTCGCTCAAATAATCGCTTCCGTACAAGTATGGAGTGGTGCGCAAATCTTTGTATTTCCAATCAGGTGGTGACAAGTCCTTGCTTCCGTTTTTAATTCCTGAGTGGACAGAAAACAATAAGTTGAAGAATCCCATATGGTACAAACTCCCCTTCCAGATGTTGGACGAGCGCAAAAGCTCCTACACTCGCTTCCGCTCCTTTCGTCCCTTTTAACGCCCAAGAATTATTCAGCGTATGTCCGAGCCTTATTCGTTGATCTAATCAATCTGGTATATAGATACGAATGTAGTTTGGGTGTCTCTTCTTCGGTCTGTTCTTGCGCTACTACATCCTGCATCAACTTTTGTAGATACGCTTCACCCTCTTTGGTCATGCCTCCGAATCCCGTTTGGTCGAGCTTCATGATTTGAATAACCGTCTGTTCGTTTGTCATGGTGATTCCCCCTTGAGTTGGTATATTGCATTGTATGGGCGCAGGGGTTGTCTTGATACATATTATTTTTAGAAAAATTAAAGGAGTCTTGTGATCGGAGTAGAACTAATATTATATGGAATGTTATGTGAATACTTGGATAGATAAGCGTGGGTATAAGAAAAAGTGGCTGGCTGATCAGTTAGGTGTGAGTGATAACGTATTCTCCAGGTGGGTGAATGGAAGGAGTATCCCATCTCTAGAAAATGCCTTGAGGTTGGCAGCTATTTTGGAATGTAGGGTTGAGGATTTATGGAAATTGAGCAAATAAAAAAGACCCACCCTTTGGAGGAAGGTGGGTCATGCTCTGTAAGAACACTGTTCGCAATATTTTTTATAAACAGAGCAACTACATATTAACATTTACTCTTTAGGAATTTCCACTCCTGTAGCTTCTAAAGCGCCACGTAGACGTTTGATCTCTTCTTCATTCTTCTCAATCAATACTAAGAAGTTGTGACGGATTCGGTTTACAACAATAGCCGCCTCTTCTCGGGTAAGTTTTGCTCCTGGTCGTTTATCGTCAAAGTAATCATTCTCAGTAGCCTCTTCCCAATCATCTTTAGCCCAATGACTCACCTTATTGATATCTCTAGCCATTTCATCTTCCTCCTTATCTTTATTAGCTATTGAAGAATACCGCTTCAAAGCTTCTTTGAGTGCCTTTTGTGTGTTTGGTCCATACAATCCATCTACCGTTAAATGATGTGCTTTCTGGAATCCCTTGAGTGCTTTTTCGGTCTCCGGCCCAAACGAACCATCAACCGATAAGGAATATCCCAGCTGTCGCAAATCGAGTTGTAAGTCCTTGACAGAGTCACCTTTGTTCCCTTTTTCAAGCCATCCCTTGTCTAATGGATCGTAATGTTTTCCTTTATATGCTACGCCGAAATACTCACAAACCCCCTGAGCATGTTCAGTAGCCACTTCCACCTGAAAATCTTCCTCCAGCATAAGCAATGCTTCTCTTCGATCATCCATGAATCCGTTTTCCGTTAGGATTGCCGGGCCGTGGAATTCCCTAAGCACATGGAAGTTGTTCCGTTTAATACCTCGATATACTTGCTTTGTTCCACGTCGAAGATACTTCCCTACGGATTCTGCCAGGTGTCTTGTGGTGTCTGTAATCCATCCATTGTAGATATGAACAGAAATACCACTAGCCGTGGAGTAATCAAAGTCAAAACTCATGGCATTAAAATGGACAGATATATAGATGTCTGCCCCATAATCATTAGCATATTTGGTTCGATAACTTAGAGGTGTATCTGCATCAGTCGGTGCAACTAAGAGAACACGAAATCCATGAGCGAGTAGGATATCCGCAAGAAACGCTACCACTTTTCGGTTGAATTCATTCTCTCTAATGGATCGCCCAAGCTCAGAGATGTATGGCGTCCGTTTGCCTGGAGTCCCCATCCCATGCCCATCATCTAAAGCTACTGTCTTTCCATTCCATTTCCCATTTGGTTTAAACAGTTTGGCCATTATTTTAATCTCCTTTCTTGTAATACACGCTTCTGCTCTTTACCTTTTTTACTTACATAAGTGTTTTTCCAAACCGAATAAACTCCGATACCTAACATCCCCCCAGCAACGATGAGAGTTACAAAGGCACTGATACTCGCTTCCGTAAGCCACTCATAGCGTATGTTTAAAGTAGCCAAAAACCCCATAATCGCTGTCAAAAAACCTCCAACAAGTGTTGCTACTTCTTTGATTTGTTCTTTCATATTTAGCCTCCTATATACTGATGTACTGAGATAAGAAAACAATCACTGAAATCGCTACTGCAATCCAAGCTGGAAGATTGCGGTGCCAGTTGTCTTTCTGTTTGATGATTCGTTCCACATCATCTTTGTCAGCTTTCTTTTCCATTTTCTTTTCCCACTCTTTAATATCTTTCTTGTTCTGCTTGGAAACTCTATCAGCTTCATTAGCTACCACTTGTGTTTGTTCTACTTTCTTTTTCATATCCAGCACGTTGTCCAACTTTTGGTTTTGTTGAGCAAGCGACACTTTCACATCCATGAGAATAGTCATGAATTTCTCCATGTCCTCCACTTCCTTTTGCTCTGACATTGCTTGACCCCCTCAATACAATCATTAGGTTCGAAGAGATATAGCACCTCTCCTTTAGTTAATAAAAAGTGGCTCACCAATTTTGGTGGGCCACACATCGTTTTTTAAGCATAAAAAATACGCCTATACGGCGTTCTCCTTCAATACAAGTGAAGGTTTGTAACCATCCAATTGTACTTTGTAATCCTCTAAGTTTGCTATGGTCTCCTCATCAGTTAAAAAGAAGAAATCAAAATCGTCCGTTGCAACAATGTGTTTGCCGCTATATTGCAAAATGATGAACCCTTCCTCATCTACATTTACATACACTTGCCATTCTTTCACACTGTCTCCTCCTTACAGCTCTAACCAAGCCTTTAGTAATCGACCGTAAGCGTTAGTACCCGCAACACCTGAATTAAGTCGAATATAAACACCCTTTTGCGATCCATCAGGAACCCCTAAATCAATGGTCATCGTTTTATCGCTTGGATTTTCTGGGTCAGTTTCATAAGATACTGTTTGGCTAAGTAAGGGCATCCCGCCTCCGACTTGATGCACCGACAAACGCGCCCCCGCATTTGCATCATCAGTGTATAGAGCTACTCTTATTTTTAAGTATCGCGACTGATGCTTATAAAAGAAGGCATTACAATCGGTCGGGTAATCAACCGAAGTCCTAAACCAATATCCATCAATTTGTACATTATTATTCGTGAAAGATGGAGACGTAGGCTGAAGCATGAACTCATTATCAAGCAACCCATTGTTCATAACGACATACCCATCTGGGCGTTCAATTTCAATAGCGCCATGTTTTATGCTTAACAATCCCGCTCTTAAATCAACCCGTTTGTTTGGATCAACAGTATCAATGGCGCTTAATCCATTACCGTCCCAGTAAAATAAATCGTCCTCACCTATAATTTGAATGTTGTTGGTTTTTATCTGGCCCGCAGTAAGCAAATTCGTGTTGATGCCAAGGTAAGTAACGGCCTCTTCGAACGAGTTGCCCCCATCTACACTAATTCCTAATCCAGCGGAATTGAATATGACTAACCTGTTAGGATCGTTTGGATCTTTCGCAATAATCCCCTGTCCAAACTCCAGTTCCGTTTGAGCAGATTGAAGAGCCTTTGTTGCCCGTTGAACTGCCGCATCCAGAGCATTATAGGGTAACTGTTTCCTTCCAGAAAGTATATCTTCAACATTTGTAATAACGGACCTCATACTGGATTGGTGGCGCTTTGATAAAGATGAAGATCCCATCGTAATATTTAAATCAACCACATTACCTTTCCAGTCTTTTGTGATGGTCATATCCTGAACCCGCACCTCTTCCTTGAGGTCGATTCTTTCATCCATTAAAAAAACCCTGTCACCCAACATTGGTTGAGCAAGGGGGTATCCTTGTTTTCTGAGATCATGTACGTCAGCTGATACACTAACCTGGAGACTGTTATCCACGAGCTCCTTGAGCGCTTCATCCATTGTAGAGGCTTGAGTAACCCTTCCATCATATATAGGAGGGGCATGGCGCTCCCCGATAATATCAGCAAGAGGAGACCGATACTCTCTAATCAATGCGGCATTTGCTTCATCCCCTTCTTCGAAGTCTCCATATCCTCTGGCATAAGTATAGAGCGCTGAGGCATCGATTTCCTTTGTAATATTGGATGCATTGAGCCTGTGACGGTACATAAAAGAGGTGTCTCGACCGATTTGAGTCTCTAGGTAAATGGTGTTTCCTTCAATCCTGAATTCAGCTTTGTATCTCGAAAGACCCTCCTTGAACATCTCAAGTCTTGTGGACCCTTTGCCTATCCCTTCCCACTGAATAGCTGAAAAAGAATCTACAATAACCACATCAAACACGGTTCCAGAAAAGACCAGGTTAAAGAATTCCTGAGCCGTCATATGCTCATTGTACTCATCGTAAATACGCAGCCGTTCAAAAGTGTCAAAGAATAAAGGAATCGCTTTAACTTGGACGGTAGGCAATTCGCCTTTTCCTTGCGGTTTGGCATATATCACTTTGTAGGTAACGTCATCATGATCAACAATCTCCCACATCTCTGAAAAGGCAGTGATAAACTGTCTGTTAACCTTGTTAGGCAATATTGAACAAGAGAGCTCCTGGTTCCCGTTTCTCTCAACCGATACCGTAGTTGTGGCTTGTAGTGCGAACTCGTTCCCCTCGAGATCTCTAACATACATAGGATTCACCTCCAAATAAAAAGCACCCCCGCGGGATGCTTGATTGATGAAAAGATTTAATTATCATCTTACTAAGAAGCAAGATTTGTAACCTCTGAAGACTGTTTTCTTTTTATGACAGGGAGCATACAGCCTATAGCTAGGAATGTAAATAATATTCTATTGTCATTGATATCTCCAGAGACCATGGCATTAAGCAATGTAAATAATATTCCTGAAAGGACTGTTAATTGAATGACCGAATCTTTATACTTGAGCACTGAGAAAAACGAAATCGCAAAAAGCACTATCAGTACTAAAAATCCGATAATACCAAGTTCAGCTAAAACCTCCAGGAAAATATTATGTGGATAGTCTCTGATGTCCATACCATTATAGAATAATGGGAACGATCCAATGCCATGTCCAAATATCGGGTTATCCCCCCACATGCTAAAGGCTTCTTGGAAACGCTCAACACGTGCAGTGGATGAAGTCCCCCCACCATCCAATAACACTTGCATACGGAAAATAATAGTTTCTAACAATCCTTTCCACGCCATAATAAGTACAAGTATAGTAGTAGCTATTCCAAAACTCATGATGGTTTTAAATGTGCGTGAAACATATAAAATTCCAGATTCAATTTTAAACGATCTGCATAGTAAGAATAGAACTAATAAACCTAAGGAAATCAGAGGCATCCTTGCACCGCTATCAAAAATAACTCCGATCGATATTAAAGCAAGAATGAAGCTAAAAAACAGTCCTAACTTAGATTCCTTACCTATTTGATAAGCAAGAATTAAAACGACCCCTATCCCTAACAACCTACCAACTTGCAAATAATTCCCTGCTTCTGTAAAAGGAATAGTTAGTAAACAGAAAACCACAACCATCACAATCGATTTTATGAATCTGTCTAGCCTTTCGTAATTATTGATAAGCAGCAACCCACCTATAAAAGACCAGCTTGTCATAAACAATAAGCTCTTCACTTTAACATACGCGTAATCTATACCTTTGCTGTATAAAAGACTTATGGCCACTATCCCTAGAAAAGTCAGAAACACACCTAAAGGTAGCACAAGGGCTTTATCAATTCTTTTATGCTTCCATATCCTAAAAATGGCTACCATTAGAGACAACAAAAAAAACAATATAGTAAGTTGTCCTCCAAAGATACCTTTAAAATAAGCGGAAAACAAAAAAAGAACCAAGAATATCTCCCCAGAAAAAAGTAACTTAATAACTCTCATTCCAAAAAACCCCTCTGTAATAAACATGTAAAAATTTTATCACATTTGGAATGAAATTGTAATATGTTATTCTGCTGACCAAGTGAAAAGAGTAGTAACCGTACTTGAAAAGTTGGCGTTATCCAGCGTTCTTACCTGGTAGATAAAATAACTATTCCTAACAACAGTTACTCTTCCAAATACAGGGGAAGAACCCACATAACCCTGGTCGAGTGAAGGGTTAATCGTTGGTAGGTATCCAGGCGGAAAAGGTGTTTCAAAATCCACTCTTATATCCATATAGCTAACAGATGTATCTGTAGTGAATGAGGTTGTCCCTCTTTTCTCAGCTAAGAATATGGAATCAATATTTGCTAAGGATACGCTGTCTGCTGTCATTATTGAATCCCTAGAGTTAAACGAACGGAAGTTTTTAGCCCCGCTAACACTACTTACTAAAAAGCCGACAGAGCTTGAGTTGGTCGCTATTTTAACTTTTGCCCCTTTCAAATCTATATCAAGTGTTTCATCAGCTATGAAGTTGGTGTTTCTGGTTCTGATCGTAACCCCTCTAACTGCTTGTGGCGCATGAATATCTAAGTTAGATAGGTTTAACACACCCCCACGCATATTATCAACCTCAGAAGTACCGGCACCTCCGAAATTGACAACCCCACGTGAGGTTGACACGGGGTGGTTACTAATTATCTTTGCTCCGCTTAAATCGTGGTCGAATGCCTTTATTTCTGAAAAGTGGACGGCCACTCCATCTTTAGGAGCATAAATTATACCTTCGATTTTATTTGATGCTCCCCCTAAAATAGCGCCTCCATAAATCGTCCCTCTAAATGAAAGGTCTTCAACATTACCATGAGCTTCCCACGTTTGCACATCTCCCGATCCGTTACCTTTAACAGTTCCGCTTGTTCGGATGTCTCGGTTCACAACAGCGCCTATCACGTCTCTTCCACCATGAGTTATTCCGTGTCTAGATGCGCTGAAGTATCCGTCAGCCCTTATATGTTGGCAGTTCGAAACTAGAAGGCCGTAATCTCCACCAAGCCCTGAAAGCTTTTCTTGGATGGCTTTTGCTTTAATGTCAACGTTATAGCATTGATTAAGTTCTAGGGCAGCATATGAACCATTCTTCGCAATACAAGCGATATTGTCAGATGTGAAATCCGTTATCCGGTGAAACTTAGCAGCATAGAAAGCTCCTTGTTTTCCTTGGATGATTTCAATATCACCAAATATATTGATAGTGCCCATATTCATTTTATATGCGCCGATATTAGTGTTCGTTGTTGGGGCATAGCTGTCTAAGCAGCCGTTATCCAGTAATACTTCTGTGTCGGAAACCACAGACGACACTTTCACAAATTCACCTTTTCTGTAATAAGCCCTTGCAGATGACCAACTGAAATCGGTATTATCATAAAGACATACAATATCATCAACTTCCAGACCGTGAGCAGAAGAAAAAGCTAATGTTATATCGCCTTTGTTTACATCGCTCATTAGAGAAGGCAAGGAAGTATAGTTTTCTCCTTCATTATCTATGGTAATAACAGTGTCTCCGTTAGCTCCTACAAACCCTGTTCCATCGAAGGTCACTTTCCCTAGACAATCAATGGTTTGACCATGCCTAAATTGAACAGGCTCAGTGATTTTGTAATTTCCACCTGGTATCACTAAGTGATCATATTGTGAGCTTAAATTGTTAAGAGCAGTTGTATCGTCCGTGATTCCATCCCTCACAGCCCCTTGCAATGGAGGGGGTGGATACATAACGTTAATACCCTGACTTTCAATATTCGACCTAGTTTCCTCCATTTGCGAACTAAGTCGTGAATCAACTTCATTGATCGGCGTCGCATCTAATTGAGCAAATTCGCTCCAGTAATCTCCTTGAAAAATGAAGGTCTTGCCCGTGTCACGTACAAATACCCGGTCATTTTCTGAGGGATCTGGATAAGTTGTTTCTATGGCACTAAAGGTATCGACAGGCAGAAGGTACTTCCCCAGCGTATACTGTCTGGCTGCTGCTGCGTCACTCATTGCTATATCTGATTTTTCGTTTGCTTGTCCGGCTGTAGTGTTTGCTTCGTTTGACTTCGCCATTGCTTGATCAGCCGTTTGTTTCATTTTGTATGTTTCATAGAAGTTTTGGTTTAAGGCATTGCGATTGTTTCTATCCCACAGAGTTCCAATTACTTTCCTTGTCATAATCATCACCGCCTTTACAAATAATAGAACCGGAAATCGAATTCAACTTTAGCTGAGTAAGCACCCTCAACTATAAAGTCATTCCATCCCGGTACTAAAGTTATGAATTCTTTATTCGTTTGCCTTAAATACTGAAGCCCGTTCTTGGTGATCTTAGGACCGTCCATCACAACAACATCAGCTTTACCAAGAGCTTCATTAATCTGAAAAAGATCTCCTGTAGTTATATTTCTTAACCCCATCGTATTACCATTCTCTGATACATCTGAAATGGTTATTTTCAAATCCTGTTCAAAAGGGTGAATGGCAACATTCCCAGCGTTGTAGATAGAAAATGTAGAAAATGATATGGCAGTATGTGTATAGATTAAATCTTCAGCGATTAGCCCCATGCCATAACCCCAGATCTCATCATCTGATGAAATTCCCTCCGCCTCTATATCTGCAGTAGTGCCCATAGACTCTGCGTATGGTACTCCTACAATTTCTAAAGATGCACGTGCTTCTGCCATTGTCTGAGTCAAACGATCAGGGATGAAAGACGTACTCACTGACACGTGATAAAGTTTTCCTGGTTGGTACTTTTCTGCCACATAGAATCTTGGATAACGATAAAAAAGACTATACATGGCATCACGTAAAAGTCTATAATCTTTTGTGTCATTTGAAAGTAGCCCAAACTTAATCTCAATAGGTCGGGAGATATCGTTATACCCCCTGTAAATCGTTCGGTTCGATCCCTCCAAACGATCAGTTAGCAACTCCCTGTCCAAAGAGTGTACAAAAATGTCAAGAGGGATCAGACCGCTTGGCAATTCAACTTTTTCGCGATTTTCATCGAACATTATAAACAAACGCATCACCCTCCTTTAAAAATATTTACCTAAATCATTTAAAGCATTTTGACTGTTTATCGCGTTAGTAACTTGTTCTTGGCCAAGATAGACTTTATTGTCTTTCTGCAATATTCTTGAGAGTAATTGAACAGCATTTTGAGTTTCATTCAATTGCATCTGGAGCAATTCTATAAACTTTTCTATATGAGACCCTTGTTCACTAATAGGGGCCGGGGAGGCAAGTTGGTTAGGCCTTTTATTCCCCTGATCTATATCCTTACCTGCTAGGGCCAAAAGTTTTTGGGCATCTGTCCTTCGAGCAGGGTCAGTAGGAATGATCCATTCCCCATGTCCGCCTTCAGCCAATTCATAAAGACCTCGGTTCTTAACAAATCCGCCTGTTTCATATCCTACATAACTGCCGCCTCTGGCCATTGCTTTAATACCCGGAACATTAAACACACTTCCATATCGTCTTTTAATGTATTGGATAGCAGCAGCTGCATTATGAACAGGGTTAAAGATATCGCTTAAACCGGGTAACTTATTCGCATTAAATGTTGGTCCAATGGTTTGCATTAAACCTTTACTTGGAATTCCTCTCTTAGCGTTAATATCCCAGTTATTTTGAGCTCTCGGGTTACCGCCAGACTCATGTTTAGCTATTGTAGACAAAGGACCCAACCAACTAGAAGGAACACCAGTTAGACCAATCGCTTGCATAAGCCATGAACCTACATCTCCACCAACGGATCCTCCGCCTCCTAGAAGACCGGTCATGAAACCTTTGACGTTATTCCAACCTTCCTTGAGGCCGCCGCCATAGTCTTGAAGGGTTCTAACCCCAATGTCTTTTAGGTTCCCCCAAGACAAACCTTGAGAAAGCCCCTCGATAATATGGACGCCCATACCTTTAAACACACGGGATGGTGAACGTATACCTAATTTCTTTTTAAAGGTTTTAATCAAGTTGGACGCTACTCCACGGATAGCCTTCATTACACTGAAGTCGCCATCATCTATCCCTTCAACAATACCGGATGTTATGCCTTTACCACCTTCAATGGCGTCCTCTTTCATCTCTCCCCATTTAGATAGGGCTTTGCCTCCAATTTCTCCTAGTTTCACCGTAAAGTCGATGCTAAACTGATCCCATTTCGATAAGATCTCTCCTGTTGCCCAATTGACTTCATCAACATGATCTTCTGCTTGTTCCTTTGCTTCTGCCACGACATCGCGGTGCATCTCCTCTGCTTTTTTCACAGATTCATCGCGTTGTCTTTTTGCTTCTTCAATAACTGTATCCGCTTCTTCTTTAGACCAAGCACCCGTCTCATCTCTTTGCAGGATAGCGTTTTGAACTACCTTTTGGTATTTCTCTTCTGCTTCCTTTACAGCACCATCTTTTGCTTCCTTACTGTTTTTCACTGTATCTGCTGCTTGACGTGCGGTTATTTTAGAAGCATCATTTCTCAAGCGTTCCATGATGGCTTTTTGTTCAACTTCCGATTCAGTCATCGTTTGAACAGCTGTAGCCTTCATTTCTTTTTGGATGCGGTTTATTTCCCTTTGCTCTTCTCTGGTGATCCCTCGGTTTTCTTCTGCAGCTGTTTCACGGATCTCTTTAATACGCGCCAACTGCTCCTGAAGGGTTTTCTTTCTTTCCTCATGACTCTCTTGCATGCCTGTTAGCATTTCTTCTTGTTCTTTTTCTGAAAGCTCTTTAGAATTCGCGAAAAACTCTTGCATCGTTTGATAGGATTCATCAAATTTGGTTTCCATCGCGGTACTGATTTGACTAGTCATTTCCTCAAAAGTATTCACTAATTTTTGGGAATTCTCATCTGTGATTTCTTGACCGCTCCAGAACAATTCATTTAATTCAGCAGTAGCTTCATCATTCAGCTTTTTATATCCAAGTACCGCTTCTGTGGTTGAATCCGAAACCTTATCTCCAAAGTCTTCCACGGCAGGGATGCTATCCTCTTGGAGATGATCATGAAGTTTCTTTCCACCTTTGATCAGTTCAGGAATAGCCATTGTAGCTAAAAGACTCATCGGCCCCATTAAACCGCCTAGTCCTAAACTAGCAACCCCTGCAACCTTTCCAACCTTTGTAAGACTTCCAGAAGCTTTGTTAAAGGACCCTGCGCTTTTGACGGCTTGATCACCTGACTGGACAGCTGTTCCACCGAATGTATTCAACTCTTTTCTTGTGTCCTTAGAACTCTTACCCATCATCCCAAAGAAACGTATGGATCTTGAAAGCCCTCCCGTGAAAAGGCCCACGGTCCGTAGAGTAGTTCCCATTACTATAGACAAAGGTCCGATCGCTGCGGCCAATCCAGCAACGGCTAGAATGTTCTTTTGGGTTTTAGGCTCCATTTCACCGAACTTCCGGATCCACTCCGTTGCTGTTTCTACAATTTTAGTAAAAGGTGGAAGTAGATGCTCCGATGCCATAATTGACAATCCTTCAAGAGCAGACGTGAATTCTTTCATTTTTCCGCGAGCATTGTCACTCATGGTCTCTGCCATTTCACCAGCAGCTCCATTAGCGTTTTCCAGTTCTTTCGTGTTATCTGCTAATGTTTCTGAACCGCCTTCTAATAAAACGGACCAATGTTTATATGCTTCGGCACCAAACAAGGTAGTAAGAGCCGCAGATTTCTGTTCTTTGTTCATGCCTTGAGTGCCATCTTCAATCTCTTTAATGATATCAGGCATGGATTTCATATTTCCTTCAGCATCGAAGAATGACAGACTCAGCTCTTCCATAGTGCCCTTCATCTGTTTGGTTGGCTTTGCTAGTCTGCCAAGTGAAGAAGCAAATGCTTGCCCAGCCATAGAACCTTTCAATCCACTATCCGCTAACACCATCATAGCGCCTGCCGTATCTTCAAAACTTATTCCAAGACTGTTGGCAACAGGTCCAGCGTATTTCATAGCTTCGCCCATTTGCTCTACATTCGTGTTAGCGTTCGCTTGCGCATAAGCGAATACATCCGAGGCATGACCGGCTTGTTCCGCTTCCATCTTATACATACTCATGGTATCGGTGACTATATCGGAAGCTCTGGCCAATTCCATGTTCCCTGCAGCTGCTAGGTCGAGAACCCCAGGAAGACCGTTCATCATTTGCTGAGTGTCCCATCCAGCCAATGACATGTATTTGAGGGCTTCTGCACTCTCAGATGCACTGAATCTTGTTGTCGCACCCATATCCTTAGCTAAACCCTCAAGCTTCTCTAAGTCTTCACCTGTAGCCCCGGAAGTGGCTTGTACTTCACTCATAGCCGCTTCAAAATCTGCACCTGTTTTCATGGCCGCTGCACCCATTCCCATAATAGGTAACGTAAGCCCCATAGTCATCGTGCGACCAGCACTAGTCATTTTTTGGCCAGCAGAATCTAATTTACCAGAAAAGTCACCGAGGTTTTGACTGAGCTTTCCCCATCTGGAATTAGCAAATTCTTGCTCCTTGCGCATTTGCTCTAACTCTTTACGAGCATTACCTACATATCGATCAAGGTTATTTAATGCAGCAGCTTGATTGTTGTACTCCCTAGCCGCTTTTTCTGCCTGCTTAGATCCTTCACCATGCTCTCGGACCATCTTGTCATATTCTGCCCGAGCTTCTTTGGTAACTTGTTTCTGCACGCCAAGCTTTTTATTCAATCCTTGAAGACGAGTTTCATACTTGGAAAGGGATTGGTCGGATCGATCGAACGCAGACATATTGCTTTTCATTTCACTATTGACCGTTTTCAATCGGTCTTTCAAACCTTTTAGCCCGCGTTCAACCTTTAAGGAATCTAAGTCGAGACCTATGGACAAACCTTCTATCTTCTCCATGTTCCCCCTCCTTTCTTAGACCGCACAAAAAAGCCCCTTATCCACCGAAAGCAGCGATAAGAGACTTTTCTTCTTTGGGTTTATTTTTTTCTGTAAGTATTTCGAGTACAAAATGGTACGGCATACTTAATATTTCATTGATGTCCTTACCATTTTTCATCATGTCCATGATCAACTTATCAGCATAGTATTTCTGCTTTTCATATGTGAAATCTTTATCCGTTAATTCTTCTTCTCCAGGAACTTTTTTGTCTCATCACTTTGGACCCCGTTGGCAGCAAAAATGATTTGTTCCTGAATGGTCGCGATAGCGTTTGGACCATGCAAACCGTTAAACAACTCTTCTTTAGTAAACTGTTTATTATAAAGACGATCTGCAATAAAAATAAGGGCCTTATCAATCTTTTCTTTTTCTTCTTTCAAAGAATTATTGCTTGATTCAAAAACTTCCTCGGCTAAATCCATAGCTTCATACACAACACTAAAATGAAGGAATGCAGGAGTAAGGAACTTTTCCGTTACAACCTCACCTTCATCTTTTACTTCTTTAACCAGCTCGATCATTTGTCTTTTTAGATTTGCCATTTATTAATCTCCCTTTCGTTTTTGAAAATAAAATAAAACAGAAGAATTTACTACTGTTTCTACTCTTCAACTTTTTTAATTAATGGACGTTTGGCCTTATTACTTTCTGAAGACAATTCTTTCAGTCGTTCCTCGGATACCCTCTTATTCGCTGGTTTGGGAAAGCGATCCCCTTTGAAGTATTCCTTGTCTTCCTCCAAATCACGGAAACTTTCAATAACTTCATATTTAGCTTTTGCCATTGCCGTTTTCACCTCTCCTATTGCTTCCACATACATAAGGGAAGCCATTGATTGGTCAATCTGTTCAAATGTATCATTAAAGGGCGTATGATTCGTATACTTCCCCTTGAAGAAAAGTCCTTGATGATCGTTCATCACCCCTGCATTATGATAAATGTTCGTCTCGGAGTATCGATCAACATTATCTGTTGGCCAGCAAAAGTTTAGTTCACTAGGAGTCTCAACACTTTTTTTGAAATGAAACACATTCCATAATTGCGCCCACATTTCCGCTGTCCATTTTTGGATAGGAGTATAACCGGACGCGTGCTTTCTTACATATTCTGATTCTATCTCACTCAAAAATTTAAAAAGCTTTACGGAATCTTCATAGACTTTCTTCCAATATGAGTAAGTAGGGGATTGGATAGCCCATTGAGCACCACCGATGGGGTTATTCTTTCTGATTAGTACTGGATCCACATCAATGAATTGGCACATCCGCTCAAGTAAATCGTCTCCCTTACTGTCAATATACTCAATACTTAAATAGCTCTCACATGATGAGGCTAACCACAAATTCTCTGTAGGATGTACCTCTGGTATCTTCCGCAAAAGAACATCACTGTCTAAGTAGAAATAGGTTCCACTTTCTCTTGCCCGGTCTTCTTCAAGATACTTCATCCAGAGGTAAGGCTTTATGGAAGGAATGTATGTTTTATCATTTCGTCGATCATCATACACATGGACTTCCGCTTGATATTTCTCTTCAAAATACTTAGGGATTTGATCATCCTGCCGAGCAAACAGCAGGACAATCTCTTCAACCCCTAATTTTTTCAACCTTGTTAGGCAGACTTCAAGTTCCCATTCAAACCGTTTAATGGCTGGTTGGCATAGAATATATTTCATAGGCTAACCCCTAGGCGGAGGTCGTAGTTGTCGTAGTCGTAGTTGTCGGATACGGCCGACCGAAGACTGCTTGGAATAGTGCATCTCTTTGAGTGGTTTCACCTTTAGCATCCCTTCCAAATACCACAGATTTTTCGTCATCAAACCCGTTGACTTCTCGATCCATGAATGCTCCTGAAATTTCTTCGGAGCTAAATTGAGTACTGTCTTGCTTGGTTTGGCCACTAATATTCGGACGCATGAACATTCCTTTTGTTAACCCCACCCATTCTGTGGATCCATCCTCAAATGTCTTCGCAAAAACACACGCCACATATGGTGGATTATCTGACGACCCGTGCGCTACTAAACCATTCTCGTCTTTTTCTAGTCCTAAAAGTACCTCTTTCACGAAATACGGTAACGTATGGAAAGCCCCGTTTACTGTAATATTCCCATTGGATACTGCGATTTCCGCAGTTGTATTATCTCCATATGCACGTACTGCTTCTTGAGGCATTTCCACCGTTACATTCTGAAGAAATTTCACTCGCTCTGGATCTGATGTAGTAATAGCAGTTTCTGTTTCATCTAGGGGTGCGTAATAAAACCTTTCTACACCTGTAGAAGCTTTAAAGTTCTCTTGTGGCATTTCCAATCACTCCTTATTTATTCATAAAAAATACACCTTATAAGGTGTCAAAATCATCTCTATATACACTCCCAGAGTACCTACGGGCATCTCTAAAAACATTAAAATCTTTATCCCATTCCGGCAATCCGCCTCGCTGGGCAAACCCTAAGCTCCACATTAAATTCTGGATATGCACGGCTAACGATTCGGTAATTGAATCATCCTTTGACCAAACATCAACCTGATAAAGATGACTCTCCTTCAACCACATATCGTCTGCAAATTCAGCAGGCCGGGGAACATCTAAAGGGTCAACAATGATATGAGGGTTTACCAGGCTTTCCGCTTCTGGAAATTCATAAAATTTAATCCTTCCAGCTGCTTGCGTCTTGATATACTGGTCAGCCATCATGGCATCATATATTTCTTGAAGTTTCATAGACCTCTTTTCACCGCCTCTAAAATCGCATTACGGTAGGCGGATTCAGCATTTCTCATCGCCCTCGCTATCGCCCCCTTACCTGCGGGATTAGGATTCTTAACTGTTCCAAACTCATTTAGGTGAATAATGCGATATCGATCATGAGGGCCTTTCCAGTGTACTTTCACTGTACGTACACCTGCAATCCACATAGGTTTAGATACGGTTATTTCCTCTATAGAAGCTCCTGTGTCTTTAAATCTTTCGAATTCGGCTTTCAACTCTTTAACAAACACTTCAGCTCCATCCTCTAAACCCTTGTCGCTCACCCGTTGTAAAGCTTCTTTCCCGAATTTATTTTCCAATTCTGCTAACAACTTAGGGAGTCCTTTAATATCTACACCACTCATTCGCTCACTCCTGCAATCACGCGGACAAACTGACGGTTTTGCATATCAGGTTGGGCTTCTTTAATCCGGTACGTCTTGCCCTGGTAATGAGGATGGTCGATGGTGACGTAGTGTTTGTTTGTTGGTCGAAAGGTTGAAAGAGGATCCCTTATCGTCAACGTTACATCCGACAAAGTTCCGTTTGCCTTAGCAACCTCTATGTCCTTCATCCATACCTCATCCACCTTCGCAAAACACGAATATAAGGTTTCTCCCTTTGACTCACCAGGCATTGGCCCTTCGTTAGCCTCAGACTCAAAAAAGGAGACAGGGGTTCTGAGCTCACCAGTATGTGTCCTGGGAGGCTTGTATTTAAATGGTCTCATCTGTTTCCTCCTCTGCCGCAAAGGCAAGAGCTAATCCGAATGAATTAAGTTCACTCAAAAAATTATCATCAAAGTATTCAAGCGCATCGTTATAAGCATAACGTGCGCGCTCGAATACTAACTCTTTCCCTTGTTCATCAGCTGAGATATCAAAAAGGCCGCATTTTCGTTGAATAGCCTTGTAAGAGAATGAAAGATGTTGTTTCAAATTGTCATCCTCATTATGTGAAATATGCATTCGCCTCTTGAACTCTTCAAGAAGCGTAGGTGTGATCTCAGTCAATCACATCAACTCCTTATGCTGAAGTTGTAGTGGTTGTGGTAGTGGTCGTGTCGTCTAATTGCAGGGTATACACTTGGGCAGCGTACTCATCGATTGGCTTACCAGTTGCATACTGCTTCGCGATATATAGGGTTGCATCCTCAAGGGCCATGGTTTGATCAAATTTCTTAATTGGATCCGTTCCTCCTACGGCAGCAAGATATTCCCCTTTCACAAAGAACACCGCTTTACCTTTAGGAACAAATTGTGATTCCACAATTGTCGGATTGAAAGGCAAATTGGTTACATAAGCACCATTAGCATTCTGAACCGTCGCATTCGCTTGAACACTGATTTTATCGAATGGGTTTACGACCATGACAATTTTTCCTGCCACATTTCGGTACTTCTCTGTACCTTTCACTTGATGTGTAGAAAGTTTTTCTACTACGCCTTTGAGTTCTTGAACGGTCGTTTTTCCAGGTTCGAAGGTCAGCGTCCCTGCTGCCGCCTTGTCTGTTACCGCGCCTGTTTCTGCATCTACTGTTTTCAAGAGACCAATCGGTTCTTTTTGATTTGGACCGCGCCCTGCAATATAGCCCCGCTCAAGTCCAGCAGACATTGCCTCTTTCATCATTGTTCGTACATAACGTTCAATCCAGGCTGGTCCCAGTTTCAACATATCATTGGAAAGTGGAATAAAAGCTGTTAATTTGAGTTGAGTAATCTTCTCTTTACGGAACGTTGCATTCAGTTGGCCACTAATCCCGTCGAACAGGTCACCCCAAACAGCCGCTCCTTCTGGATTACCGTAAATGAATTCCGTCACAGCTCCAAGGTTTTGAACCCCTACAGCTTGAAGAAACGGATGTTCTTCTACCAAGTCTTTAAATACTCGCTCTTGAGTCGTCTTAGGGAGAGTTTCAGTTTCTTTAAACCCTCCATCTTCTACTACCGCATTAAAGAATTTCATCTCCTCACTTGTGAGAACATTCTCTCCACGTGACTGCATGATGGCATTATCATTCATCTGTGTGTTTACTTGATTTAAGATATCCTTTTGGACATCTCCAGCAAGAGCTTCAATCATTTCATTCAATGCTTCTGATTGTTTTTCTGCATCCTCATTATGAACGGCTTCAGCGAATGCTTTCTTCTTGTCTTCAAAATTCGTAAATTTAATTGGCATTTTATTTGCCTCCCTGTTTTTAGATATTTAAAAAGAGCTTACTCAAGTTCTGCTTTGGTGGGTCAGCAGGATCTGGAGTAGGCTCTGGTTCTTGATTACTATTTAGTTGTGCAGCTGGCTCATTTTGTCGGCCGAGCTTTGCGATGAGGCGATCTTTTGCATTTTGGAAAGGTTCTTCCTCTCCATCCTCGTCATCGTCCAGATCCTCTAAATCTTGAATTTCAATTTCCTCTCCTACTACATCGGCTAGTCCGAGAGCGACCGCTTCTTCTGCCGTGAGATAAGTTTCTTCATCCAACAGTTCATCCAGGTCAGCATCAGAACCAACGAAGCGTTTTTTATATGAAGCCCCTAACGCTTTATCAATTTTCTTTAAGTCATTAGCTGTTTTATCCATTTCTCTTGCATTTCCCCAGACAATAGTGGAAGCGCGGTGAATCATCATCATCGTATTCTCTGGCATGATGACTTTATCGCAAGCAACGGCAATCACGGAAGCTGCACTCGCTGCCATCCCGTCAATGTGTGCGATTGTTTCAGCCTTGTGATTTTTAAGAATGTTGCCAATAGCAACTCCTTCAAACGCTGAACCACCAGGCGAGTTGATATGAACATGGATTTTCTCTGCATCAATATCTTGGAGTTTCCGTCGAACATTTTGAGCATTGTTTTCACTGAAAAAGAAACCGCCAATTGGACCATAAACATACAAGGAGTACTCTTTGCTCTCCCCATTCGCTTCAAAACGAATATCCGGCCTTTTATTCATCATCTCTTTCACCTGTGCTCTTAGCTCATCTGTCATTCTTTCTCACCCCCTTCAAGTGATCCCATTTCTTGATAGTTCTTCGTTACAATATGCTTATCAAGTTTTGGATCCTCACTATCTTCATGACCCGCTTCTCTACGAATCTCATTCCCAGTAAAAGCGCCTGAAGATACTAGCTTATCGATACTGGAAGCTAAGTCAAATAAATTACTATAAGAAATGCGTCGTATATCCATTTTTATTCCATTCATGAACTCTTTTTTAGTAATGGCCTTGTCATTTAATTCATCCCCGATCATCTTCAATAAAGGGTCGATACAAAAAGTCATGTAATTTCTGGTTTGCTTTTCAACATCAGCCATTTCCCCATGAAGCAAAGCAATAGGAATGCCAAGAGATTTAGCTACATGATCCAAAAAACCTTTGGCGGTTTTATTAATGTCTTCGACGTTTTGTGTCTCGACCGTATTCGATTTTTCGTTATAGGTAAAACCCTTTTGTTGAGGGACAATAGCCACCGACTTTTCTGAAATGGCTTTATACATCTTATCAATGAATTCTTGAAGCTTCTGCATCGTCTTTTCATCTTTGGCATTGATATTCTCAAGGTCTACAGTGGCACGGATTTGATTCTTTCTTTTTTGGAATTCAACTAGGCGTCCAAAAAGCTCTCCGTAATCTTTAAATACACCATCAATCAGGGTAGAAAGTTTTTCATTACTGTATTGAAAGTAAAAAACATCATCCATCCTGAAAGTGCGGTTATATTCATAATCCTTAATCGTTACCCCTGTAAAAGTGTCCCCGACCAATGGATATTCGTTACGAGTAAAGTCATCGGCTATTAAAAGGTCATCGGTATCTGACTGGATGATCAAGCATTCGTTGTCATAAACCAATTTATAAATGACTGTTTGCCAAAACGTGCTTGCCGTCATGTTTTTATTCGGACGCACATTTAACCGATAATACATTTCATCTTTTAAAACTTCTTTGCCTTTTTTTACCCTGAACTCGGATTGACTGATTGTGCGAGCGATCATGTTAATGCACGTTTGAATAGCCAATCTCTTCAAGTGAACTTTATTCATGTTCTCCTCAAGAAGCTCCATATCCAACATGAAGTCTAGTTCAGAGTGCTTTTTAAATATGTCCAGTAACCCAATCATTCTCACCTCCCTAAAAGCTAATGTCTGCTAGCATGAAGTCCGCTTCTTCTTCTAATTCATCATCCGCCTTCCACAGAGCATGAATGAAAGCTTGGAAGCCATCAGTTTTTCGCCTGAATTCATCTTTTTTCAAATATTCCTTGTTGCCATCTTTTTTGATCTTCACATAAACATTATTTGTATACCAACGCATCAATGGATTGTCATCATATATAATATTTCGCTTAGCAAACATCGTCTCTACTTTAGGAGCCAACAGAGAATGAATGGCTTTAGGGTTACGAATGTATTCTAATTCAAATCCCTCAGCTTCCAATGCAGTTTTAACAAGATCTAATCTGAATGTATCCGCAATGATCTTAGTCAGTCCATAAATTTCTCTCATTTCCACAAACCAATTAACAATATTGGATATGTCAATGACAGGTTCATCAACGATGGTGAGCAAATTAGCCTCTTCCCATTTCTTTATCGGCGCTTGTAAATTAACTTTGTCTAGGAAACCTTTTCGAACAAAAGAATGAGTTTTCCATACATAATCATCATCTACTTTAAAAAGGAGTCCAACAGCTGCAAAGTCTTTAATACTTGCAAAATCTAGTCCCCCAATACAGGTCCTGTGTTCAAGTTCAGGGAAAGGTCGGTTCGTTGCGAGAATGTCTTCCCATGGGGCAACCGTTTTTGTTAAGTCTACCTCTGGCAAGTTCATCCGCTTCGTCATGAATTCTTCGCGATTGGATGGATCATTAGCAAGTTCCTTGTATTCTTCTTGGACAATATAAAAAAGCTCCTCAGCATATTCACTGCGTGGTTCTGAAAACATAGGGTTCGCTTTTTCCCAAAAAGTTTTATCTTTCACTTCTTCAGGGTTGTCCAGTTTGCAAATGAAAGGGAACATGGAATCATCCAAATCTTTACCTTCTAGGATGTTCATAGCCCGTTCTTTCATTGTGTCTAAATATCCTTCACGAACATATCCATCAGTACCGATGAAAAATTCTCTAGGGTTTCGAACTTTACCAAGACCACTTGAGAATACACGAACTACCTCATTAGTCTGGTACTGGTGGATTTCATCATATATAACACAACCATCACGCAGACCATCTTTGGTACTGGCATTAGAGGTCCGAAATTTCATGATGCTTTTAGTGGCGTTGTTTTTGATTTGAACTTTTGTGCGGTAAAAAGCTTTTTCTAATGGTTCCTTGGATTCAATAGCATCATATACTTCCTCAAAAGAAGTCTTCGCTTGATCTTCACTGTTGGCAACTATTGAAACATTATACTTTGGAATACCATGTAATTCGCTTGTAAGGTAATGGGACAACGCGGAAATTAATCCGTTTTTACCGCCTCCACGACCCATCATTATTAAAAACTTCCGAAAAAAGTTTCTTCCTGTTTCCTTATAAAACAAAAAAACAAAGGCTGCTATGAATTTCTGGAAAGGCTCCAAAGGGAAATACCACTTTTCGGTGAACTTAATAAAGTTATTAATTAATTCTTCATCGAAATAAACATCACCTCTGGATAAGACATATTCCTTCAAATACTCTAATAATAAAATTCGTTCTTTATTAAGTTTTATCTTTCCTGTGTCATAGAGATTTATATAGTTTTCAACATGCTTATTAGAAATCATATAAGATCACTTGGATCACCAGGTCCATCACTCTTGGTCGGATTACCCCCCTCAAAACCAAAGGAACGTTCAATGCTTAGCAACTGAGTATTTACTTTATTCCTCTCAGCAATAAGGGGGTGAGCTTTGGTGTATTCTTGAGCTCCATTCTTAATAGATACTGATTCACCTTCTTTTCTAATCGCAGTATTCATACGCCGAAAGGTTTTAACTAAGTGAATATACCTTTCAACTTTTTCAACCTGGACAAGATCTTCAGTATCAATCCTATTTCTTAACAGTTTTTCAAGTTCAGTAATTTTAACTACCGCCATCCCCCCACTAAATCTCGGAAATCGACCCCCCTCCCCGTTCCCCGAGTCAAAAATTTTTGTCGAAAATATTAGGCGGGGGGTATCACCATCGTTCATCGTTCCATTTATTTTTCTTCTTCTTAAATTTGAATCGATTATGCTTTCGATTGTGACAACGAATGCAAAGTGTTTCTAAGTTATCAAGCTCTAAGGCTAGCTCTGGGTGTGTATAGATCTCCCGTTTGTGGTCTACGTCTAGTCGTTTATGCTTATCAGGATCATGTTGATCAGTAAATACTTTTCCTTGTCGCTTACATTCCTGACATTCATAATTGTCACGAACCAAAGCTTCTTGCCTTAACACTTGCCAAGCATTCGACTTATAGAAGGTACGCTTCTGATCCTTGGTCTTGTACTCTGGCATGTTACTCTTCCTCTGGAACCACATGATCTTCTTCACTGTTTGGGAAGATGTACTTCTCGCCGCACTGACTACATTCCTTAAGTACATGGCCAAATCTTGTTTCCACGTGCCCTAGAACTTGACCATCCTTTTCACAATAGTTCTGTTCTATATAATCGAAGTCATCAGCTATCTGCCTGATACGAGTCGAGACCGCCCTTAGTTTCTTGGACAAATGACCAGTGTGTATGTCTATATAAAAGTTTCCTTTAGCCACTATTTCACTCCCTCATAATAAAAAGACACCTGCAATATGCAGATGTCTATAAGTATCCTCTATATATAGGTGGCAAAGGTAAGGCGAAAAACTACTTAAAGTTATATCTACTTTTAAGAAAGAAAATTCTCATACTAGTACCTAATAACATAACTGAATAAGTTAGCGAAAAAATTATTAAATAACATAAAATAAACGTTAAGGCCATAAACCAAAAATACGAAAAAGGTAACGAAATCTTAATTAAAATTGCTACAAAAAAATTTAATACTATGGTAAGACCAATTACTCCGCCACTAAAGTAGTAATTGAAAATTACACTAACTAACTCATCAAATGCTTCTTTTTCAACAATAGTAATTATCAACCTATCACTAATTGTCCCTACAACAATAGCTAACCCTCCAATAGTAAGACCAAGTACAGCAAATAAGCCTCCTAATATTACGGGTATTAGAGTGGATGCTATTTCTAAGATGCTGTTCAATTCATCATTAGTGACACTTAGCGGGTTAAGTATGTTAGTAAAGTTAAGTTTGTGAAATGGATATGAGATTAAACAGGATAAACCTAAAGAAATGCATAAACTCACAAATGCCTCTTTAGAAAAGAAAATGTCTTTCCATTTTGATGTGCTAATAACCAACTCGAAGAAACGATCTTTGTATAAATATTTTTTTATTGGTTTCGGTATGTTGTTATTCACTGTCCAACTCCTTACCTTTACTGTTTACATTTTCCTCCTCTCTCTGTTCGTTCTCTAGTTCCTGTATTAATTTTTCTTTCAATTTAGATCCTACATTCTCTTGTGATGTTGCTTTCTGTTTTTCGGCCATCAATATTGTTATCCCTGACCTTGTTTTTTCCTCTATTGCATTAATATTTTCTTTATTGTGAGAGTTTATTGGACGTGTAAACAGGGCATCTTTATCACTTTTCACGCGATAGGGTTCATGTGATCTGTTTTCACCCTCAACTATCATTCTCCCATAACCTATAGTGACTCCTAAAATTAAGTTTTTAGCAAAGCTTGAGGCTAAATCGATACCCTTTTTAGCGGTACCTTTAAATTGCATCATAAATCTTGTACCACCAGTTTCGTTTATATCTTCTGGATCTAGACCATATAATCTTTTAAATAACTTTTTATCATTGTTAGGCGGGACGAGGTCAACACGCATATCTTTAACAATATGAAATTGATCTAACCTTTTTTGCAATTTTTGTCTATCCTGTTCTAAAACCAACTCTACTTCCCCAACTTCTTTAACCATTTCCTCCACTAGGTTTGCGAACCTATCTATAAATTGTTTGTAACCAAAATCAAACTTAGGAACAAAACCTATAATTTCTCTTCTTACATCAAATGTAAAAGTAACATAAGTAGCCTTTTTGTTATCTTTAGTTTCAACCACATCATCTTTCTCGTCATCATAAGAAACATGAGTTCCAGGTGCATAAGCAACTAATCGTCCACTTATAACCATCTGGTCTTTTTTATCAAGAGTTATAAACTTGTAATTGATATCTTTCTTTTTTACATTTTCCTTAAGCTCAGTATCGGTATTGATACCATTATATATACTTTCTAATAATTTATTTAATGACTCTTTCCCTTCATATACATCATAGATTTTTTCGTTGATATTAAATTTTGCGAAATATACTGTAGAAATTCCCAACACTCCCTTTCGACGACTTAATTCGACATATTACAGAAGTTCCCCTCCCTTTTTCAGAGGATTTTTCCAAAAAGATGTAGAATTTATAGATCAAAGGAGGTGATGATTTTATGGGATACAATTACTATACAGTAAAGTATGGTGACAAATGGGCTTCTAGAAGAGAGGGTTCTGATCGCGTGTCTAAGGTATTTGACACTCAAAAAGAAGCAATGAAATTCTCTAGAAGCCAAGCTAAGCAGAATAAGTCTGAACATCGAATACAAGGTAAAGATGGTAAATTTCGTGATGCTGACTCATACGGCAAGGATAAATTCCCGCCAGAGGGATAAATAATTTACAGGCAGGATTTTTCACCTGCCTGTTCTTAAACCACACAAAATAGACTAGATTCGACTTGTTCTCTCATTTTATTTTCCGCACGATTTACATAACTTTGAACCGTACCTTTTTTGACTCCAAGCAATTCGGCAATTCGTTCATAAGATAGTAGCTCCACCTTATGCATTAAGTAAATATCTTTTTCTTTCTTCGTTAGTACAGACAAAGCATCCTCTATTCTTTCCTTATCGAACGTCGATAACTCCGTTGACTCTTCCGAATTAATTTCTTCACCTAGGACACTCATTGCTTCTTCATCCATAAAAACTAATCGACGATAAGCATCCCGTCGATCTAATCCGCGTTTCGCATAAGGCTGCCGTCCATATTCCAGCCATTCAATTGCATAGTTCAAACTACTGATTATGAGGTTATATTGCTCAATGTCTTCATGGTCTTTTACGGTTTTCGCTTGTTGTATCAACTGATCCCGTAATTGCTTGGTGTATCGTCTCGTCAGTTTATACTCATAAAGCAATTCAATCAACACGATCAGTCTCCCTCCTGCTTACTGTTGTGCAGCTGCTTCTTTAATTCTCGCTTTGACAGCTTCCATCAATGCATCCTGTCCAACGCTTTTATGCTTCAATGCTTCCATCACCTGTCCATCCATTGTTCCCTCAGCTATCAAGTGATGAATGAACACCTTTTCTTTTTGTCCTTGTCGATGTAGCCTGGCATTCGCTTGTTGATATAATTCAAGGCTCCAGGTCAATCCGAACCAGACGATGATGTTTCCACCATCTTGTAAGTTCAGTCCGTGACCAGCTGATGCCGGATGGGCCAGAAACAAAGGCACTTTCTTCTTATTCCAAGCTTCGATATCTTTAGACGTTTCTAGTTTCCTCGCATTCTTGAATCTTGCTTTGATTCTTTCTAAGTCGTGCTTATAAGAATAGAAAACTAGAATCGGCTCTCCGTTGGCACCCTCAATCATATCCTCCAATGCATCCAGTTTTTCATCGTGAACCTGTTGAACTTCTTCATTCTCGTCATAGATTGCCCCATTGGCCAGTTGAAGAAGTTTGTTTGATAAGACAGCTGCTGTATCGGCTACGACATCACTATCTTCAAAAGGAAGTAATAAATCCTTTTCCAACTGCTTGTACTTATTCATTGATGCACCTTTCAATGTAACCTTGATGTTGTTATCGATTCGGTCAGGCAGCTTCAACCAATCTTCTGACTTCATGCTGATACAGATATCTCCAATCTGTTCATAGATTTCTTCTTCAGCCCCTTCTCTCAAATCCCAATTGAAAACAATATGTCTTCTCGGATCCCGGCGTCCTGGTTTGAAATAAGTATCTCTATACTTAGTAACCGATTTACCCAAACGCTCACCTTGGTCCAGCAAATAAAGTTGTGGCCAAAGGTCAATCAAACTGTTTGGAGATGGTGTTCCTGTCAAACCTACAATCCTTTTTATTAACGGTCTGACTTTCCTCAAGGCTTTAAATCGTCTTGCTTTGGATGACTTGAAACTGGAGAGTTCATCAATCACTACCATGTCGAATGGCCACTGCTTTTTATAGTAATCCACCAGCCACTCCACATTCTCACGATTGGTAACATATAGATCGGCTTCTCTTTCTAAAGCTGCAATCCGATTTCGTTTTGGTCCAAGAACCTTGGATATCCTAAGGTGCTGCGTATGATCCCATTTTTCTGTTTCTCTGCTCCAGGTATCCTCGGCCACACGCTTAGGTGCGATAACCAAAACCTTGGACACTTCAAAATAGTCATACATCAAATCGGACACAGCCGTTAAGGTACTGACTGTTTTTCCTAAACCCATAGTCAAAAACAATCCTGATTCAGGGTGATTGATAACATGGTCAATAGCAATCTTCTGATAATCATGCGGGATAAATTCCATCGAAGACCTCCTTGATGAACCGTTCTAGAGATTCTTCCGAATTAACCACGTAAACATCATGGCCAAACGATTCAATTTGTTTCTTTCGTTTCACTTGCAGAGGTCGCAGTTTCCCTCCAGGTGCTTTCATCTCTACAAACAACATCTTGCCTGGAAGGATGATAAGGCGGTCAGGCACTCCTGATATTCCAGGGGAGGTGAATTTCATCGCCCACCCTCCTAACCGTTCTACTCTATTTTTCAATTTCTTCTCTAATCGACTTTCACTCATTTGAACACCTCATTTTTCATGTGTATCCACTATGTCCATATTTTCAAAGAGTTTTCTATATATGCGTATTAGGGGCCTATATATACGTGTATATGCCTAATACACTATATACTTATATAAAATATATAATATGGATACCGTAGGGCTGTAACCCTTGGTATGAATACCTTCATGTAGTATCCATGGTATGGATACGCCCTTTTTCCTTTTTCAAAGGAACCCCCCTGAACTAAGGGTTTTAGGGCGTATCCTTGTTTTCTCCGGTGTATGGATACGAATGGTTACGCTGAATCCATATAAAACATTATTGGTTACACCCTTTATGGATACCTATCAATCACTCGAATCCCGTACAAAAGCTTTCTGAATCCCATAGTATTTACCAAATCTCATACGCCCTCTATTCTTTTCATAAGCCGTCCATTCAGGCATCCGTCTCAAAATGTCATTAATCTCTCTCGCTTGTGCTGGGTTTAATTGTTTCGGATCTCCATTGAATAACTCCACCCAGATCTCCATGGCACATATCTTGTTTCGTACTAGTCCTTCTTGTTCCATATCTCCAAAATCCGCCCCATGCAAATAAGCACGTCGATCAGCTATATCTTTTTCGTACCAATCCTCTGGCACTTTTGTTTCCAAGTATTCTCGGATTAACCCGACTTTGCTGCTCTCTTCTGTATGCATCTCCTGGACATGCCGTGCTTCCTCTTCTAAACTTCCATCCAGATAAAGGTTTTCACCTTCCTGGTAAAGAGCCACGGCCTCCGCCCATAATTGGTCGATTACTTCACGACCGAACTCCTTCCAAAGGCTTTTCTTCCTTTCGCCTCCGACTACAATAGGCCAAAAACGGCGGTTTCCGGTTTTATCCTTCAAGAATTCACGATCGTTGGTCGTTCCGAAAAATACACATTGTCGTGGAAAAATAGAAGTATGGTGCCCGTAAGCTACTCGGAAAATATCCTGTTGTTTGGATAAAAACAATTTAATGGCTTCTACATCCGCCTTACGAGTGGCAGACAATTCACCCATTTCTACAATCCATACACCTTGTAATTGCTCATAAGCATCTTTACCGTGAACAGTGGTCAAGGAGTCCGAGAACCACTCTCTCCCCATCTTCGTCAGTAACATACTTTTACCGATGCCCTGACTCCCGACAAGAACAGGCATGTAGTCAAACTTGCATCCGGGCTCCATAACCCTTTTAACGGCAGCCACAAACACTTTACGTGTTGCCGCCCGGACATAAGGAGTGTCCTCTGCACCTAAGTAATCGATGAATAAGTGCTCCAACCGAGTCTCCCCATCCCAAGACAAACTCTTCAGAAAGGATTGGACAGGATGGTAAGCATTTTGGATAAGCACTTCACTAAAGGAGTCCTTGATGACCCCTTGTCCCTTGATTCTCCACACCTCACTGAGGTAATTACGCAAGGCGGCATCATCAGCATCGCCCCAAAACTTCCCACGCTCTCGCTTTCTCCAAGGAAGATCATCCTTAAGTACAGGACGATGAGCAAAGTCATCGAGCGCAATTTTCCCCTTGAGATTCGGGTCGTTCTTGAGAATCAACTTAATGTTGTGAGCTTCCTGGACAATCTGTCCTTTCTTGGAGTACTCGATGCGCTTCATCCACGCGTCTGGATCTGCCTCCCCTTCTTCCGTTTCCGGCTCATCACCGAAATCGTCAGTCAAAGATTCCAGCTGCTCTCTTCCTAGTAACTGTTTGACATTCCCGTCTTGAGAAGCGAAGTCTGTCATAGCTAAATAAGAAGGAAGTCGAGTAATCGGAGTGTCCGGGTGAGCGTCTTCATCTTGAATGCCGAACTTGTGAATGCGTACCAAGTCGAACGCATTTGTTAGCTGACCACCGACAGGATCTGTACCGTGGTGACTGTATGCGAATTGGTCATCGTAGAGGACAAGGCCTCCAGTGGTTGAACCATCCTTGTAAGTGAACCGGCCATCTCCTGCATCCTCATACGTTTCATTTAAAAATGCTTCGATGGCTTCACTTATGGAATAGGTCCGGCAAAAAGCACCTACAAGCCCAGGCTTCTCTGTTGGGTCGCCTTGCTTTTCAGCTTCTCTTTTGCGTACATTTTGCTGACGAGAAGATTCTGGCCACTCAATCGGGTCGGTCCAATCGGTGTAGCGGCCCAACACTTCATCCGGATCCAGCCATTCCGCATCTTGCAATTCAAACTGAAAAGCACCGTCTGCAGCCGTTGAAGGCCAATACATCAAACGGTGCGCTTGGTAGGTTGTATCATCAAAGAAATCAATACCGATATCAGCTGCGATCTTTCTTGAAATCGCCTGGTACTCGTCTGGTTTTACTGGTCTCGACAATGGAAATACAAAACGTAAACGCGGCTTGTCTTCTTTGTGCTTATGCGTGGAATAAATACAACAAGCATAATCAAACATAATTTCAATCGATGACCATAAATCACCCTTGATGTGATCGGCATCAAGCGTAACTACTTGCCGCCAACCCACACTGTCTGCTTTTCTTCGTCCGTTGCGAAGGGTACCGCCGACGAAACCGCCGACGTCCTTCACATCGTCTTGCTGAGACTTGGACATTTTCATATATTCAGAGAATGATTCTCTGGTCCTTGTGGTGTTTGAGAGACGCTGCAGTAAATCGGACCACAGCATCTCTTTGTTTTTCCACTTCATTTCTTTACGACTTTTACCAGTGGCTATTGTTATGGATCCGTCGTGTTTTATTTTGACTTTCTCAGCAGGTTCCACGGAATCCATCCCCTTCCTTAACCAAGTTTCACTAACTCATACAAATGGTGTTCACGCTTGCCATGATAATTGGCCCGTTCTGTTTCTGCTTTCAATTGTTTCACGAGATTATCTACTCTTCGTCTAAGATCGTCACGTTCAACCTCCAAGAAGTTTTTATCGTTCATCAGCTCTTCAATTTTCTGCTGCATCGCTGTGATCGTATGGCGTGGAGCTGACTCTTCTTCCAATGCTTGATATTGATCATTCAAAGCTTCATAGTTTTGAAGCATGTTGTTATGTTCGTTTTTCCATTGAGTGGCTTCTTTTTTGGCTCTTGCATGATGCTCTCTCCAAGCTGCAACAGCATGATTTGCTTGAAAAACTTCGGATTCTAACTCCAATATTTTTCTTTCTAAATGCTTCCGCATCCCGTGCTCGCTTTGTACCTTTTCTTCAAGTTTCTTGATTTCCCGATCATAAGATTGCTTGGAAATAACAGCGGGTTGTTTACTTTCTGGCTCTTTTATTGGCGGTTCTTCCACACGCTTATCTTCAATAGCCTTTTGCACATCCTCTTTGATATCTTCCTTCATGGTTTTCTTTTGATTACGGGACTTGTTTTTTTCCGCCTGCTTAACTTTCTTTTTCATTTCATGTATCGGCCTTCCAACAAAGCCCCAACGACCTTTCATTTGGCTGAGATAGGCTGGAGCAACTCCCATACGATCAGCAATCTTCTTATCCGAATAACCTTGCTCCTTCAGCTCTACATAAAACCCTGGTGTGCGCTTCTTACGTTTTGCCTGCTCTTCCGGATCCATTTTATAAGTGGTTACATCGCTCATTGATCGTCCTCCTTAGCTTTATGAGAACCAGCATTAAGTTCGTAACGTTGCTTTCTCAAATCCATAACAGTCATGATTGCGTAATTGGCAAGATCAAGGAGCGTATCTTCTTTACTTTCGTCCTTCACCTGCGCTTTACTATTCATCAGAGATTTAAAACGATTGAGCTTGTCCTCTAATCGAATGGCAGCTGATATTTCACCGTACTCTTCAAATTGTTTGCTGAAGCTGTCTCCGTAATCTTTATTCTTCTTTACATAAGTGTCCTGCAAACGTTGGGCTAATTCTCGGTGAGCTTGTATCTTATTCATCGTGCTACCTCCAGTGCGTTCAAGGAACGTTTAGCCATTTTCTTAGAGAGGTTCATCGCTTCGGTATGATTAAGTGTCTTTGAACTACTTTCATAATCAGACACATTTAACTTCAGAGCTTTCTTCAATCGCTTATTCTCTTCAACCAAGATTTCCACTTGACGATGCTTGCACTCCATATCTTCCTGCATTAATTTCAGCTCCTCATGTATAACTTGCTCCTAAAAAGATTAAAATGTGGAAGGTGACTCACCAATATCTATCACACTGCTGTAATCATCATTGAGGTGAGTCCCCCTCTTATCGACGGCCAGAGTTACTCTGGCTTTTTTGTGAATTCTTTGGTTCATAAACATAGCGCTTGCCTTCGATTTCAAGAACCGTAGGGACACCCTTTTTCACTTTCTTGACCATGGCTTCTATTTTCATCAGGTCACCTTTTTGCATTTGGTTTAATCTCCTTGTCCTACAGTAGTTGGTTAAACATCCAATTAAATATTTGGGAAATCCCTGAAACTATAACGATGCACATACATAAAAGTGCGTAAACAGCGACTCCACCGCTAAAAGTGATTTCAAAATCACGAATGAGTTCAAGTATCTTCATATCTGTTTCACCTTCCAACCTTGACGCTTGCGTGCTCTCAACTCGTCCTTACGAAGAGGTGTATATAAATGAACACCCTGTCCTTCTTCCAGTCGAAACAAGAGGTACCACTTCTGTCCGCACTTCCGTTTTCCCATCTGTCACTCTCCCTTGGTGCAATCTAAGATGATCCAGCAACTAATGACGAAAGATACAAGCGATGATCTCTGTCACGCCTGAATCACCTCAGTACCCGTTTATTTGGCGACGATGGTTGATTTCGTTTTTATCGTAGTAAGCTTGTTCCATTTCCTCTAAGGTGAACCCTAATGAAACACCCAATGACAAGTAAGTTTCGAAAACTCTTAACCATTCACCTGAGCTGTTGATGGAACTTTCAAAGGTTCGATTGCAGAAGTCGATGACGTTCCCTTCTTCTACAATCAATGAAGCGTTGGTCACGTACGTGTGATACTTCCTTTCAATGGCTACACTGAGCAAGAAATGCATACCGTCTACGAACTCCTCTCGAATATCTTCACGTTTACTATCCTTCCGATTGCTCCAGAACTTAAAGGATTCCGGGATTTCATTAAGCAACTCTCCAAGTTCAACTTTAAAAGCTAGAATCTTATTCGATGTCAGGTCCTCTTCACCTAACTGTTTTTCTTTCGTAATATGATAATCGAGACCGCCCTGGATCTCGAAAAGTTTCTCTAAGTTCACTCGTCTTCCTCCTAGTCCTTCATGTAATATTGCGTTTCAAATCCATCAGCGTTCAAAGGTAGTCCCTCTGCCCAATCAATCGGCTGCCCCATAATCGCTTCCACGTCCTTTAAAGCGTCATCTTTATCGACTGGCACTTCCATGACAGCTTCATCATGCACATGGAATATGATGTCGTAGCCTGCTTTCTCCAAGCGCAGCATTGAAACCGCCAAGCAATCCCGAGCGACCGCCTGGACAATGTTCTCCACCAACTTGCCTCCGTAGGTATTCAACCGAGTCCACTTACCACTGGCGTCTGTCCCCATGTACGTAAGCTTGTCGGAATGGAACTTGTCATCCTTTTCAATCTGAGGTTTGACATAAGCTAACCTTCGACCTGAGGGCAGTTCAATAAACAATATCCCTGACTCATAAGAGAAGGTGAGGTCATGGTCCAGCTTTACCGGTGCCCCTTCACGAACAGCTTCAATGGCAGCCTTCTCAACGTCTTTCCAAAATTGGACGATAGCTGCATTGGAACTTCTCCAGGAACTCACCAGTTCGGGTAACTCACTTTCATCCAGTCCCATGTTAAGAGCGCCCATCTGTTTAAGCGCTCCAACTCCCCCTTGATATCCAAGCGCAAGCTCTGCGATTTTACCTTTCTGCCTGAGAGGGTCACCTTTGGTTATCGAATCAACAGGGACGTTAAACATTTGTGCAGCTGATGCTTCATAAATCTTCCCGTGCCCTGCAAATACATCCAATCGCCACTCTTCACCGGCAAGCCAGGCAATGACACGTGCTTCAATGGCAGAGAAGTCGGATACAGTCAGTTTGTAACCTTCTTTAGCGACGAAAGCTGTTCGGATAAGCTGAGATAGGAGATCAGGGACGTCTCCAAAGAGAAGTTCTAGAAGTTCAAACTCTCCATTTTGTAAAAGGTCCCGTGCAAGGTCGAGGTCTTTCAAGTAGTTCCTAGGGAGGTTTTGAACCTGGACTAAGCGTCCTGCCCACCTTCCTGTCCGGCCGGCTCCGTAAAACTGAAGCAAGCCTCTCACTCGCTTGTCCTGACACATGGCACGTTCCATGGCTTGATACTTCTTAATCGATGTCTTAGAAGATTCGAGTCTGATTTCCATAACTCGCTGGACAGTTCCGCTGGTCTCTTCCACGAGTTTTTCCACTGTCGCCTTTTGCAGGTTGGGAACTTCAACATCTTGTTCTTGTAACCAGGAACTGAGCTGTCGAGTGCTGTTTGGGTTATCCAATCCTGTCAGTTTCATGGCTTCTTCTTTCAACCTTTTCTGATACAATCGATTGATTTCAATCGCGTTCTTTACTAAATCCTCATTCACTTCAACACCGAAGTCATTTATGCGCTGATCAAGCTCCCACATCCGATGTTCCGTATCAGGAAGCTCAAAACGATCAAGTTTTTTCTTGATTGCTCGCTCTACTTCCACGTCTTGCACACAGTACGCTTTGTATTTCTCCCACTTTTCTTCATCGTGATGTGGGAGATTTCGTGTACGCTTTCCGTTCGTCTTAGTCGGTTTACATGGCTTGGAGAAGTACCGGATCAATGCTTTACCAGCTGAATCCTTTTGAACATTGAGATCCATGGCTTTGGCCACTCCATCCAAGTTTCCTGGCAACCCGAGATTCATAGACTTGACTGCTGTACACCGCCATTGGTCAGGTGGTTGATCTATTCCAAAATGATTGGCAATACACGTCCGCTCAAAATTGGCATTGAATGCTGTCTTAGTAATGGAGGGATCCGTCAATGCATCTTTCACCTTTTTCGGAAGGTTGTACCCTTGGACAAGATCTAAAACCTTAACTTCGTCGTCGTCAAAAGCGTAAGCGAAGAGTAGTATTTCAAAATCATCTGCTTCTACGTATTTATAAACACCACACTTGATTAGGTCGATACTGGAATACGTTTCTATATCAATGCTTAAAACTGTCATGATAGCCTCCTTTTTGGTATAGAAAAGGGGAAGTGCAGCACTCCCCCTGTATGTCTATTAATCTAAGAAGCTATCTCCATCATCGCCATCCAGTTCATCAGCAAAGTCATCTGTAGCACTTGGTTTACCGGCAAGAGCTTCACCATCGCGGGATTTGAACAGGTTGTTCAGCCCACAAGCGACCCCTTTATTTCCGTTGGAATTGAATGGGAAGAAATTGACGGAAGCTTTCCCGTAGCATCCTGAGTAAAATTCATCTTCATCCGTGATTTCGACCAGTCCAGCAGATCCTTTTTTCACGATGCCTGGCTTCGTCTTGGATGTAGCGTTCATGAAATAGTGCCCTGCGTATGCCTCATCGTCACGCTCTTCATCACCATCACGTAGAGGTGTTTTCAAGGAAGGCGGGATCTTACCACCGAACTTAGAAGACTTCCCTTCCTGTTTAGCTGCTTCCACTGCCTTCTCTACAGCTTCAATGGTTTCTTTATCGTCTTTTGAAATAAGGATGGACACACTGTATTTTTCATCATTACCTTCAATTGCGTGTGGTGCGAATACGTGAGCATAAGAGAATCGAACTTCACCTGTTGTTACTTTTGTTCCTACTAGTTTAGCCATATTAAAATCTCTCCTTTTATTTTGTTTGATAGGCATACCCCATCGACCAGATGCGTACATTTCTACATGGTGATCTGCTATATCTCCCATCAGCTAAAGTCCGCCTTAGCTGAATCGATCGAATTGATTTCTGGACGTTTGTCCGATTCTGGTACAAGGGTGGGTTTCCCTGCGGGCTTAATGACATAGTCGGCCAGGTACTCAGAGAAAGGTTTCTTGCCAATCGCTTTCTCCATCTTGGTGATGCCCCTGACTTTTTTCTCGAAAATGTCTTCTTCACTAACGCCATTATCTTTTAACGTTTTGATAACTGCTTTTTCATCTGTGTATTTACGGTTGCTTCGGCCTTCCACCAACTTGTAGCCAGGATATTTAACCCCATGCCGTTCAGCCTGATCGAGAGCATGGCTTTGGATATCCTTAGCCCATTTCTGCAATTCATCGGCCTTGGGTAGAATCTCAGCAATTTCTTCATGCGATAGAAGTGGTGGGTCCTGAAAATCGAACTTGGCCATTTCCAGATTTGCTTCTGCACGTGCCCTGCATTCACTTTTAGCTTTACAGAACCGGCAGTGAGAACCTGCTTGAAATTGTCCTTCTCCTTCAATGGCCTTATCAGCTTTCGGCTTGACTGTTTCATCTGCCCACTTCAAAAGATCAGCAGCATCAATCTCATCGGTCGATACGCTATCAAGCCTTGGTTGGACGATGGTCATCCGTACCTTATGAATGTCATATAACATCTCAAATTGATTCAACGCACCTAACGCGTAAAGTCTCATTTGAGGGTTGTTCTCTGCACTGACAGCTACGCCTTTGCCGTATTTTAAGTCAATAACTTCTAACGTTTCCTCAGCTACCAGGACAACGTCACCAGTACCGAATCCTTGTGGTACCCATCGGCTGAAGTCCAGCCGTTCTTCTAACAAGACAAGCACATCAGACGAATGTTTTTTTAAATCACTGATATGTTCCATGACGATTGTGGCGTAGTTCTCCACGTAATCAAACATGGCCTGAGAGTAATGTTCATTGTTCTTTTTCATCTTGTTCAGGCGACGAGTGAAGGTGCCTTTAGCAATCTCACCCACTTCTCTTTTCAAGTAATCTTCCGCCAATTCATGAGCAGCTGTGCCTTCTTCAGCGAATACACTTGACTGTTCCTCATACTGTTCTTCCAACTGGGCACTTGGAGAACACGCCATCCATCTGCTTGCACCAGAGGCAGATAGAATAGCGTGTTCTCTTTGAGCATGACCGGACATTACAATTCCTCAGCTTTCGCTAGAAGTTCTCCAAACTTGTCTTCTGGCACTTCACTTAATTTTTTAGCGTCAAAAGAAGAGATAAGGTTTTTAACATCTTCTTGTTTGCCTTCTCTTGCAAGATCGGCAAGCTTAGCCCGGACAGTTTCCATTGACACTTTCGGTGCCGTATCTTTCTTTTTATCTGGTTCAGGTGCAGGCTCCGGTTGAGTTTTCTTTTCTTTTGCAGGGGCCGTATCCACCTTGGTTTCTTTCTCAGGGGTAGATTCTTCAGTTGGTACGTCCGGCTGCCCTTTCGGTAGATCGACAGGGTATTCAAAGTTCCCCAAGACTTGTGCAAGTGTGTGAATGGCTGACTCCAAACCTTCTGCTTCGATTTTTAATTTAATTTCCATTGATGTACTCCTCCTTTGATGTAATTAAGAACGGCTTCCGAGAATAATTTCTAAATCTTTTGGCTTTGCTTTTCGTGCACGCAACACTTGCTTCGGCTCTTCATACCAATAGCTTCCTAGTTTTTCAGCAGTGATTTTCCCATCCTCAACAAGCTCTGCAATACCTACAAGGTCCAATTCGGATTGAGTCATGTTCATGTCATGGGACAGCTGAGCCTTGTCGAACTTGCGAGATTTCTGATTCTTCACGGTGAGTACATAAGGTTCGTTATTTTTATAAGCAATCACGTTACCGTGTTTCAGTACGTGAGAAATGATCTTTTCTGTCTTCTGATCTTGCGTATCTTTTAATTGAGATCGTTTATTTTTAATCTCATTTACCTCTTGATAAAGCCCATTAATTTTAGAATCCTGGATCTGTGTCCTCACTTCGAAGTCGTTCATTTCTCCACTCTCCTCTTGTATATACGTGATGTTATGGTTAAACTGGATATGGATAATAGTTTGTCTAGGCCGCATTGCCGTGCGGTCTATTTTTTTGCCTCAAAAGGAATGACATTTTCATACATGTCCAACAAGTTAATGAGCAATGGCGCTCCCATCTGGACATAACATTTAGTGCAGCAGAACATGTCTGTACGGATGTCGTAGGTGCCTTCATCCATCCGGACATATTCATGAGGCGACATTTCCATTTCATTTGCCTGGTCCACATATTCTTGAATTTCTTTCGGTTCACGTTGGCATCGGATACATTGCATGGTTTCACCTCCTAAAAGTGGTTATTCCAGTTCAAAATCTGTCCCCACATCTTTATTGGTTTTGGAAATGTATTTCTTTAATTCTTGAATACCAAGATCTGCATCCTCTTGGTTCTTAATAAAATCAATGTCTACCTCTATCCCTTTGTTTGTAGGTTTTAACCACTTAGTTGGACGTTCTCCCTTCTTTAGCAGCTCCAACCATAATGAAACCTTTAAGGCCTCAAACCTTTTCCGGTTCTCTTTGAATAACGACTTATTTAAAAAATCAAAGGATTTACGACCACCTAAAACCTCAAATTTCGTTTCACTCATTCCGTTTCACCTCCCTTCAGTGCGTGCTATTTTCAACTTAGCTCCACGGTCTCTCAAGATTTGAACAGCATCACCGCTTAGTGCTTCTTTCAAATAAAACTCTTCTCCATCGACGAATATCTCATCACCGACAAACACTTCCTGGCCAAGTGCATCATTGCCATAATGCTTTTCCTGTTGCCAACTGGTGAGGCTTGTCCGATTGACTTGGGTGATTTCGGGATGTTCTAAGTTAGGCATGCTTATTACCTTCACCGATGAGAATGCCGTCCATTTCCTTTTGCAAAGATTGGTGAGCTTCACGAACGATGTTCTTGGAGAAGCTGTCACCTTTCCACTGAACTTGCTTTTCTAACTTAAACATCATGTCACGCGCCTCACCGTATGTTTGAGATTGGTTTTTACAGTAGCTGACTAATTCGTTTATCACCGCTGTTTTTTCTTCGCTTACTTTTTCAATAAGCTTTTTTACCTTGTCATCCATTTATCTTCCCCCTCATTTTCAAAGACTCCTAGCTTCAGAGACTGTCCGATAAAACGACATCAACTCCGGGTGATCAACTTCGTATTCTTCATTATGGAAAAATGGAATATTAAACATCTTCTCCAAATCATCCATTAAAGCTGCTAAATTCACGCCCTTATGATGACGGTCGATTGGAAGATTCATGATGTTTTTGTACCTTTGGGTGAAGATCTTCATTTCACCGAAAGTCATTTGCTTCATTTAACCCACCCCCTTTCTAAATCAACCAGAAGTACCAGGTACACATTGCCAAGAACCATAGTAAGAAGACAACGTCTTTCCAATCCCTAATGTTCATGCACGCTTTTCCTCCTTTTGCTGTTCTTGTTTTCTTTTGGCGATAACCCTCGGCACAGAAGTCTTCATAAAGAATTTAGCCATTTCTTTCATGGTATCTTCGCTTATCTTAGGAGGTTTAATGTGCGTTTCCATTTTTTTCTCCTTTCTTCATGTATAAAAATTGTGCGGTTTCCGCACACTAAGGTTGTAAAAAAAGCTCCTCCATGGTCATGTTCAGTTCTTTGGCCAACTTACTTGCTGTTTTCAATGAAGGAGTGTGCTTTCCTTTCTCCACATTGGATAAATAGCCGCGTGAAATATTAACCCGGTTAGCTAATTCTTCTTGTGTGATGTCGAGTTTCTTCCTTGCATCAACAAGTTTTTTTCTTGCTACCACAGTTGTAGTTATTGGTGTTTTCAATCCGGTTCACCCCCTAATTAACCGTGCGTTTTTAGCACCTTATGGAAAGTATAAGTTCTTTAAACGCACATGTCAACATAAAATTGCGAAAAACGCACTGTTTTTTAAACGCACAATATTAGATATAATGTATGAGTTAATAAAGGAAGGGAGAAAGGTTTTTATGGGTGATTTCTCTAAGAGACTAAAAAAATTGAGAGAAGATAGAAAATTATCTCAAGAGGGTTTGGCGAAAGAATTGGGTTTGCCCCGTACATCGATAACTCATTATGAAAGTGGGTCAGATAGGGTCCCCAGAAACAAACGTTTGAATGAAATTGCTGACTTTTTTGACGTTAGTGTGGATTATTTACTGGGGAGAACAGAGTCAGAAGCATTAACGGATAGCGAAAAATCCTTTATAGACGACAGTAAAGAGCTTACCATCGAAGATCTTCAGGAAAAATACAAGCTTACCGTTGATGGCAAGCCTGCAAGCGATGAAGAACTAGAAGGTGCAATTGCATTTATTCGCTCCCTTCGCGGGATGAAGTAGAATTTTCCTTATGATCTTGTTTAATTAATTTGCTTAACAGCTCAATCAAATCAACAGACTTTTCCATCATGAATAACTCCTTCGTTGGTGTAATAAAGAAAGGGTGTCTGTTTGGCTTATAAAGTCGGACGATGCCTGCTTCGAGATCAATTAAAGACTAAAGGTATGACTCAACAAGATTTGGCGCTAAAGTTAGACATCACTGTACAACAGGTTAATAAGTATGTAACAGACAGACAAAGGATGTCGATCCAAGTAGCCAAAAACATCTCCGAGATTCTAGGTTGTCATATGGAAGATCTATATGAGTGGATTGAAGCAGGCACTAATAACTGAGTAGCGTTGCCTACTCATAGACTTTATTCAGCCGAACAGCTTAATTACACAAATTATATCAAAAAAATACACCTTTTATATCACTTTATTACATTTTCATTACTTTTTTTGAAATATTCTTTAAGTTACGTTACTATAGTACCATAATACGAACAAACGTTCTACTATTTTTTACAGAAAAAGGAGCACTAAATATGACGATAGGAATTTATATACGTGTCAGCACACTCGAACAAGCGAAAGAGGGGTACTCCATCTCGGCCCAAAAAGAACGACTTATGGCCTTCTGTTCAGCGCAAGGCTGGGAAAATTATAAATTTTATGTTGATGAAGGGGTTTCAGGAAAAGATACAAAGCGACCACAACTGCAAAGTTTAATGGAGGATATGGAAGAAGGGAACCTGGAGATGATCTTGGTATACCGTTTGGATCGTTTCACAAGATCAGTATTGGACTTGCACAAAATGTTGGAACTGATGGATAAGCATAATTGTGTATTCAAGTCTGCTACAGAGCCCTATGACACATCTACAGCTATGGGAAGAATGTTCATCACTATAGTAGCTGCTATGGCTCAATGGGAGATAGAAAACTCCTCAGAACGGATTAAAATGGCCTTAGAGGAAAAAGTAGCAGAGGGACAACGGGTAGGGAACGTACCATACGGTTTCGATCTTACAAGTGAAGAAAAGCTGATTGCAAACGACAAAGCCCCCGTGGTTTTGGATATTATAGATAAAATAAAATCTGGCTGGTCTGCCACTTCTGTTGCGGAATTCCTGAATAAAACAAACAATGACAGGGTTTGGAGACCGACCACTGTCCTAAGAGTCCTAAAGAATCCGGCGCTTTACGGTGCAACTAGATGGAATGACAAACTGTATGAAGATACCCATGAAGGATTAATTACAAAATCAGACTTCATGAAAATTCAACAAATGCTAGATGACCGTTCTATTCACCACAGGCGGAATGTGAAGAACGAATACCTTTTCCAAGGAGTTTTAAGTTGCCCTACGTGCGATCGTTTTTTATCAGTAAATAGATATATACGAAAAAGGAGAGATGGTACAGAGTACCAGGGTGCGATTTATCGGTGCCAGGATTGTAGGAAAAAGAAGGGGAAGTTCAACAAATCACCCGGGGAAAACCGTTTCTTGGATGCTTTGTATAGGTATATGAAAAGCATAAAAATCGATCATTTGGATTCAGCCGCTCCTGAAGAGAATAAAAATGATATGATCAAAAGCCAATTGCAGCAAATTGAAAGGAAGAGAGAAAAGTACCAAAGAGCATGGGCCTCTGATTTAATGGATGATGATGAGTTCAAAAAGTTAATGGATGAAACGAAAGAACCTTATGAAGACCTCAAGAAAAAGTTAAGCGAAACAGATCAGCCAGCCCTTATCGACAAGGACAAAGTTAAAGAAATCATATTTACATTCAACGAGAACTTCGAATTACTCACACAAGAAGAAAAAAAGGCATTCATCTCCTCTTTTGTTCGAAGAATTGATTTTAAAGTGATTCCACAACCACCTAAAGATCCTGCAAAAACTAAATCTAAATACGGTAAAGATTTAATTGAAATAACGGAAGTGGTCTTTTATTGA